AGACCATGAGTATCCAGAAATGACTGCTGTCGAAGTTGACGATAATGCTATAATTAAAACGTGTGACAACTTCGGTTACATGTATATGATTATTACTAAAAATGATATTGTGATTCCTCCAAAGGATATTTTAAAAAATGATTTTATTTGAACGGATTCGTTGGAAAAACTTTCTATCCACTGGAAACCATTTTACAGAAGTAAACTTCACTAAAACTGAAAATACTTTAATCATCGGTAATAACGGAGCAGGTAAGAGCACCATTTTGGATGCCCTTACCTTTGTTTTGTTTGGAAAGTCTTTCAGAAATATCAACAAACCACAACTCGTCAATTCAATCAATGAGAAAGATTGTTTAGTCGAGATTGAGTTCAAGATTTCTAGTAGTGAATTTAAAATTCGTAGGGGAATCAAACCTGCCATCTTTGAAATCTATAAGAATGGAGAACTGTTCAATCAGGATGCGTCTTCATCTGAGCAACAGAAATGGTTTGAGCAAAGTGTTCTGAAGATGAACTTCAAGTCATTCACTCAGATTGTGATTTTGGGAAGCAGTAACTTTGTCCCATTCATGCAACTGAGTGCTGCGAATAGAAGAGAGGTTATTGAAGATCTTCTAGACATTAAAATCTTTTCGTCGATGACCAACATCGTTAAAGAAAAGATCCGTGCAGTAAGAGATGATGTCAGAACACTTACTTTGAAGAAGGAATCTCTTCAAGATAAAGTCAGAATGCAAAACGAGTTTATTCAAGAGATTGAAAGTCGTAGTAAGGAAGATATCACAACAAAGAAGGGATCGATTACCACTTTGATGGAAGAAGTTTCTGAGTATATGGAACAAAATTCCAAGACTCAGACCACTATTGAATCTCGCACTAAAGAACAAGAGAAAGTAATCGGGGCAGCAGATAAGTTATCAAAACTAAACACACTTAAGGGTCAAATTACTCAAAAAGTAACCACTATTACTGAAGAGCATAAGTTTTTCAATGAAAATACGGTATGCCCTACCTGTCATCAAGACATAGAAGAAGAGTTCCGTGTAAATAGAATTAGTGACGTTCAAAATAGAGCAAAGGAACTCAAAGATGGTTATGTGAAACTTGAAGAAACAATTAAGTTCGAAAAAGAGCGAGAACGTCAATTCAATGTCCTTTCGAAGGAGATCACAAAACTAACGCATGGCATTTCTCAAAACAATACTCGGATCGCTTCGCATCAGCGAAGAATCCAGGATCTTGAATCGGAAATTCAAAGAATTACCGATCAACTACAGAATTCAAGTACTGAGTATGAGAAGTTAACCAAGTTCCAGGAAGATCTAGAAAAGTCCGACACTGATCTTTCTGAGAAAAAAGAGACAATTGCATACTACGATTTTACTCAGAGTCTTCTAAAAGACTCAGGTGTGAAGTCCAAAATTATACAGAAGTATCTGCCGTTGATTAACAAACAGGTGAACAGATACCTGCAAATGATGGACTTCTACATCAACTTTACTCTTGATGAAGAGTTTAACGAATCGATTGAATCTCCTATCCACGAAAACTTTTCCTATACCTCTTTCAGTGAAGGAGAAAGACAAAGAATTGACCTAGCACTTCTGTTCACATGGCGAGAAGTAGCAAAGTTTAAAAACTCCACAAACACAAACCTACTCATCATGGATGAGATCTTCGATAGTTCTCTCGATGGGTTTGGAGTTGAAGAGTTCCTTAAGATCGTCAAATACGTCATTGACGATAGTAACACGTTCATCATCTCACACAAGACTGATCTCCACGACAAGTTTGATACTGTAATCAAATTTGAAAAGTTTAAGGGATTCAGTAGAGTTGTGGTATGATACCCGAAGACAGCAACAATAGCAGAGTCTTTGCTCTTTCGGAGGACGTGAGTCGATTGAAATCTGAAGTTGACTCATTAAGAAGAGAACTCCGTGAGTTGAAACGTGCTATAATCCATACCCCCGACATAGGGGATAAAGTGCAAAGAAAACTCTGGGAACGATGACTACCCCAAACTGGCAACACAATTCTGGCAAAGACCAGAAGAGAAAACTCAAACCACAGGCGATGCGTGCTCGACGTGAAGCACTGCGCCAGTTCAAGAAGCGTCACAAGACCTCGCCCCAAAGGCGGGGTTCTTTTGTATTATATGGTCATTCGGAACAAACCAATGTCTGTCAAGTTTGAAATCAAAGGCACTCTCGCCCGTCTGCTTGCCACTGAGGACATCGCTGTTGAGCATAAGAACGTAGAGACTGCACAGTTCAATGTCTACACTCGTGTCCTTGTTCTTCCCATGTGGGAAAAGGCAAGCAACGCTGTCTACGACATGCTGGTGGGACATGAGGTGGGTCATGCCCTGTACACTCCTGACATGAACTGGTTGGGTCAGTACAAGACCACTCCAGTCATCGTGAACATCGTGGAGGATGTTCGCATTGAGAGGAAGATTAAACAAAGATATGGTGGTCTCAGTAAAGACTTCTACAAGGCATACCAAGAACTTTCCGACATGGACTTCTTTGCTATCAAGGATGTAGATGTCAATGAAATGAGTTTTGCTGATCGTATTAATCTGCACTTCAAGATCGGCGCATTTGTACCCATTCAATTCAATGATCATGAGAAGACTATTCTCCGTCAGATCGCTGACTGTGAGACCTTTGAGGACGTTCTGAGGGTCTCTGAGATCGTTTATACCGAGTGTATGAAGGAAGTGGATGAGCAGAAAACTGAGGTTCCTATGCAAGACAACGAAAGTCCTAACAACAGTCAGTCTCAAGGAAGTGAGCAGAAGACTGGGGAGAATGAGTCTGTCGAACCGGAACCTGGGGAATCATATGGTGGTACTGCATCTCATCAAGTTGAAGATGATGAAGAGGAGGAAGAGGATCCTCTACCCCATCCAACAGCAGCAGGATCTCATACAACTGAGTCTCTAGAAGAAGCATTGAAAAAACTCAACAACCCCAACGCTGTTGAGAACATTTACATCGAACGTCCAAAGATGTTCTTGGATCGCCTGATCATCCCGAATCAAAAAATTCATGATGGTTGTGAGCAGTATTGGGAAGACCGTCAATCTCAGTTTGACGAGATGTACGCCACCGTATATGAAAATGCTACTGGTGAGAAGTATGACATCTTTGCCAAGGGTGATATGGACTACATGAAGTTCAAGAAATCTGCCCAGGTAGAAGTGAACTATATGGTCAAAGAATTTGAGTGTAAGAAGTCTGCTGCTGCGTACTCTCGTGCAACAACTTCTCGCACTGGAGTCCTGGATTGCACCAAACTGCATACTTACAAGTACAACGAAGATCTGTTCAAGAAGGTCACCATCCTTCCTGAAGGGAAGAATCATGGTTTGGTTTTCGTTCTGGATTGGTCTGGTTCAATGGGCAATGTCCTGCTGGACACCATGAAGCAACTGTATAACCTGATGTGGTTCTGTAAGAAGGTTGGTATTCCTTTTGAGGTGTATGCATTCACTGCCGATTATCCCAAGGAAACTTACTATGAAACTTCTTATGAAAAACGGGAAGGTGGTATCTATATCCAAGAGCATGTCTCTCTGATGAATCTGTTTACGAGCAAAGTGTCTACTCGTAAGTTGGAAAAGCAAATGCTCAACATTTGGAGAGTTGCTTCTCGTTATACTCATTCAAACTATGCTCACCATGACGTTCCCGTGGGTCTTTCTCTTTCTGGAACTCCGTTGAATGAAGCAGTCCTCGCTCTGCATCAAATCATTCCTCAATTCAAGAAAGAGAACAATGTAGAGAAGGTTCAGTGTGTGATTCTCACTGATGGTGAGGGATATGGTCTGCGTTACCATTCTATGTTCCATCGTTCTTGGGAATCTGAACCATCTCTTGGTCTTCGTAGTGCAGAGATGCAAGATGGGGTTGTGTTCCGTGATCGCAAGACCGGAAAAAATTACAATCTGAATGTTGGACTGGGTGACACTACGGATGTTCTCCTTCGCAATCTGAAAGACAACTTCCCACAGATGAACTTGATTGGTATTCGAGTTCTTGCTCCTCGTGACAGTGGTGGATTCATCCGTAAGTACACTGGGTATGCTAGTGATGAGTTTGAAAAACTCATGTCTGTCTGGAAGAAGACTAAAACACTCAATATCAAGACGAGTGGATATGATGCATACTTTGGATTCTCATCGACTGCCCTGTCTCAGGATGATGAGTTCGTGGTTCAAGAAAACGCCACTAAAACTCAAATCAAGACTGCGTTCATCAAGAGTCTGAAGAACAAAAAACTAAATAAAAAAATCTTGTCTGATTTTGTTCAACTGGTCGCATGACCACTTGGACAACTGTCACAAGGGTCTCTGACGAGACCCTAGACTTCCCTTATACTATGCACAAGCGATTCAACAAACAATGCTTTCAATGACCAACGATCAACTGATCAACTCTCTGAAAGAAACCTACGGTCCTGAAATCACTGCTTCTGATGTTCGGGCATACTGTGCCATGAATGATGTTGTATATCAGACCGTAACTCGACGCTTGGAAGAATTCAAGACCTCTCGTGGTCGTTGGAATCTTGAGATTACTCGTGGCACTGTCGAGACCATCGAGAAGACTTTCAACGCTCCTCCCGCAATGCCAGCGGTCGAACAGAACTTGATTCCAGAAAAAGATTCCAACTTTGTTCCTTTTGGTGGATTCCGTGATCTCAAGAAGATTATTCAATCCAAACTATTCTATCCCGCATTCATTACTGGTCTTTCTGGTAATGGTAAGACTTTCTCCGTAGAGCAAGCATGTGCCCAACTGGGTCGGGAACTAATCCGTGTAAATATCACAATCGAAACCGATGAAGACGACCTTATTGGTGGGTTCCGCCTTGTTAATGGCGAAACAGTATGGCACAACGGCCCAGTTATTGAAGCGTTGGAGCGCGGAGCAATCTTGCTTCTGGATGAAGTGGACCTTGCATCTAATAAGATTCTTTGCCTTCAGTCCATCCTAGAAGGTAAGGGTGTCTTCCTCAAGAAGATTGGTCGCTTCGTAGAACCTGCCAATGGATTCAATGTGGTTGCCACTGCTAACACCAAGGGCAAAGGTTCTGACGATGGTCGTTTCATCGGCACCAATGTTCTGAACGAAGCATTCCTGGAGCGTTTCCCTGTGACCTTTGAGCAGGCATATCCCAGTGCTTCCATTGAGATGCGGATTCTTCAGAACATGGCAACCGAACTTGGTGTTGACAATGAAGACTTCTGTAAGCGTCTAGTTGATTGGGCAGATGTTATTCGTAAGACCTTCTTTGCTTGTGACGGAACTCTGGAGGAGATTGTCAGCACCCGTCGTCTGGTTCACATCATCCGCGCATATGCGATCTTTGACGACAAGCAGAAAGCACTGGAGATGTGCCTCAATCGCTTCGATGATCACACCAAGAGTGCCTTCATGGAACTGTATGATAAGGTCGATGCTGACTTCAACCTTGACGTAAACGAGTTGTCCTGATATAATTATGGTTAACTCGTGGTCTCTCCTATACGATGAATTGAACATGGACGAATATCCTTATGACTACAACTTCGGGTCTGGCATGTCGCCAGACTATACCGAAATTGAAAAAGATGCACTCACCTTTGATGTGACAATGACCCAAGAACAGAATCGGTACAAATACAGTGAGGATATAATCCTCAAAGAACTTCAAGACTACATCAGTTCCACATACAACCAGCATTACTCTGCTGGTGATGACAAGATTCAAACACTGGATCTAATTGAAGCATGTGGTGATGGTGAGTCTTTCTGTCGCAGCAACATCCTTAAGTATGCTTCTCGTTACGACAAGAAAGGAACTGCCCGTCGTGACATCATGAAGATCTTGCACTACGCTGTTCTTCTACTGCATTTCAATGACAAGAATGCAAAACGTGAAACCTATCCTCAGTGAATATGAAACTATCTGATAATACTCTCAACCTTCTCAAGAACTTTTCTTCCATCAACCCTTCTCTACTTTTCAAGCAGGGTAATAGTCTACGCACAATGTCCGTAGCAAAGAACATTCTTGCTGAAGTAGAAATCACAGAGGAGTTCCCAAATGATTTCGCTATCTACGATCTCAACCAGTTCCTCAACACTCTGAATCTCCACAAAGATCCTGAACTAGACTTTGCGAACGATTCTTACGTCACTGTCCGTGAAGGAAAAACTCGTTCCAAGTATTTCTTCGCTGATCCCAACGTAATTGTTGCTCCACCTGATCGTGAACTTAAACTCCCTTCTGAGGACGTTTGCTTTGAGATGAACTCTGATCATCTATCAAAGATCATGAAGGCATCTGCTATTCTTCAACTATCTGACCTTTCTGTAGTTGGTGAAGCAGGCGTTGTCAAGATGGTTGCACGGGACAAGAAGAACGATACTTCTCACGACTTCTCAATCATCGTCGGTGAAACTGAAGATGAGTTCTGCTTTAACTTCAAAGTAGAAAACATCAAGATTCTTCCTGGATCTTATGAAGTTGTGATCTCAAAAGATCTCCTCACTCGATTCGTATGTAAGGACTATAACCTTACTTACTTCATCTCTCTGGAACTTGATTCTCCAGGATTCACTTCTGAAAACGCTAAGGAACTAGTTACTGCTTGATGACGACAAATCGAATGCGTGTAATGGGAAGTATCTGCATGATTGTTGGATACTTCCTTGTTTTGTATGTTTCAGTCTATTGGGGTTGTTGGATTCGATTGATTGGTAATTTAGCAATGATGCCATTTGCCATTAAGATCAAAACCTGGGATATCGTTGGACTTGAAGCATTCTTCTCTGCAATTGATATATCTAAAATTATTCAACTCTCACTATGACTGACTGGAAAAAACTTTATTCTGCCCTTCCTGAAGAAGAACTTGATAAAATTGCAATTCTCCGTGTGATGGAATGTACCAATGGTATTATCCAATATGCACATAGAGATGACGCAGATTACAAACTTCCTATTGAGGAAACAAGGAAGGCAATGAAGTTCAGTATGTCATCCATTAAGAATATGCAAATTCCTCTTAGGAATGAAACAATTACCTTTGCTCCCGAGACTGAAGATCTCATGAGACAAGCAAGAGACTTTTACATCAAAGGAGCAAAACAAGGTGATGATGATGCTTACGAAGAGTTCATGTCTATCTCCAAAGCAACTGCACAAGTAGTAGGCAAAGAACGAATCTTTAAGGCATGTGACATCCTTGAGGAACAGGTTGACGCTTTTCCTAAGGGATGTATGATATGGGGTGTAGAATACTTGATGCAGTTCCTATGAACATCTTTGCAACTGATCAATCTCCCGAACTATCTGCTAAAGTATTGCCAGATAAGCATGTTGTAAAAATGCCACTAGAGTGCTGTCAAATGCTCTCTATCAT